CGCTATTCGATTATATTGATATGAGATTGGATGAGCTTGATGTATGTTGTTTGGCGCAAATAAAATCCACTTAACGCGCATTATGCGTTAATATAGGTGACCATGAGCAAAGTAGACTGGAAGAAATTAGTAAAAGGGATAGCCCCGGCGATTGGTACGGCCTTGGGTGGCCCTGCCGGAGGGTTGGCGGTTGCGGCAATCTCTGAATCTTTACTAGGAAAGAAAGACGGGACGGAATCCGAAGTAGCCGAGGCGGTATTATCTGCGACCCCTGACAAGTTATTAGAGCTGAAAAAGATTGACAATGACTTTAAATTGCAAATGGAACAACTAGGGCTAGATGTATTTAAAGCCGAGGTGGACGATAAGAAAAGCGCCCGTGAACTTTTCAAGGCGAATATGTACCCTCAGATAATCCTCTCAGGGTTGTTCGTGTTTGGTTACTTCTTGATAGCCCTCCCCATGATTTTTGGAAAGATTGACCCTCCCGACACCCCCATGTTGGCCGGTTTAATCTTAGTCCTCACGACCAACTTAGCAAACATCATGCAATTTTGGTTCGGGTCTTCTCATGGCTCCAAAACAAAATAAATTTAGAGTAATAAGGTTTTTACTCTGCCTGCCTTTTGCGATATTCTGCGTCTTGTTCTTGGTGACAGCTGTAGTTTTAGGGGTGGTAGCTAAGTTGATTTCTGGTGACGAAGAGGAGTTGGGGTTGGGATAATGTTGCAAAAGAGACAAGAAAGCGCAGAGATTGAAGCGCAGATTCAGAAGTTTTTAAGTAATGGTGGAAAGATTGAGCAAGTCCCCTATGGTCAAGTAACTATCGACCCTGAGACGGGTCAGGTGCCATCGAAGCAGAAGAAATGGCAGGTAGCAAGGGGAATGGCGGCGTATAGGAAAAAATGCAAACACTAAAGTATCCAAAAAAGTTGATAGCCTGCCGATTCCCCGCATCTGGCAAAGTCATACAGGAGAATGAATTCTACCCTGAGATGGTCTATTTTCAGTATTCCAACGGTCCATATGGAGTTTGGGTCAATAGGTCGATGGTAACGGACGTTCCCATTAAAGACTATTTGAAGTCTGAAGAGGGCAAGCGGGATAAGGAGGAGTTCTATACTATCCTGAAAGAATACCGCAAGCGTGGGAAGGCTAGGATGAGCGGGGATGATGCCTTGAATGCTCAGTGTAATGATTTATGGGGCAGTACCTTCACTAAGTCGTGGCAGATTCGCAGAAGTGAAGAGTTTCACGGTAGTGCAAAAAAGGCTGGTGTGACGACGAGGAAAGCATGAGATTCAAGGATCTAGCTCAAAAAGCATATCCAGAAAGACAGTGGGCTTATATGGAAATCGAGTGTCAGCACTGGATAGGGTTTATCGGTGAGGGCTGGAGTTCGTACGCGAGTTTTGAGAATTGCGAGATTGACTGTTCAGATGATGAGTATATTGACCGGGTGATTAAGCCGGTGATGACCGTTTTGATCAAGAGCATTAAAGGCTGTGAGGCCATCCTGAAAACAGATTGGGAGAAGATTAATGCTAAAACCTGAGCCAAAAAAGAGCGTGAGTAAGATTACGATATACGAAATAGATGGTAAGGAGTACGTGAGAGACCTCTGTATGTTTGATAGGATTATTATCTTAACCCCTTACAAGTGGCAGGGGGAGGATGTTGTGATAAAGTTTAAAAGAGAGTTCGACTTGTGCTAACCCCTGGGCAGATAGCCAAGGCCATGGCGAGAGAGTGTGATAGACAATCCCGAAAGATTGTCCGACGCAGAAAGCTGTCCAGTCGCCAGAGACAGATGTTACGGGCTGAATTGATGTTAAAGATGAGTCAAGTTAATGTTTAAGCTATTCCCTAAAATCCTGAATGATTACATAGGGCACATCTACATTCTCGACACCAAGAGAGTCTATTCAGAGGCGCTATTCTTACACCTCAATAAGTCTCACGGATACGGGGCTGAGTTTTCCTTTCTGGCTCAAACAGCATTCGGCGCGGGCAGTCGGAAGTTTAATTTTGAGCTAAAGATGGCGATTTATAGGCTGGCTTTTTTATTCTGCTTTGAGGTCAAGCGGTGAGAGTTTACATCTACGCCAGAAAGCTAGGCTCATGGCCTTATAGGCCGACCTATATCAGCCTTAAAGATACCGAAAACAGGATAGAGCTAGACGAGGCTTTAAAACATCCTGAGAGAATGTATTCCCCTGAAATGTGGTACATGACCCTAGATGACGGTCAGACAAGGATTCTGGAGACCCATCGGCAGAAGTGGGATAAGTGCGGCTGGTTTAAATTAATTGGACACAGCGAAACCGGGACGGTTGCCGATACCTATCTCGATGGTGATTATGACATTATTAACATAGCGAATGGCTAATAACTACGGTATAGGCTGGGATTTTTTCACTGTATAGGGTACAATCGGGCTTTATAAATCAATAGGTTACAAAGGTTTAACATGGCAGCACCAGAAGGCAATAGCAACAGATTCAAGGGTAAGGTCTTTAAGTCAATCATTGAGGAGAGACTAGAGCAGAGAAAGCTATTTGAGCAGATAGTGGATACTGCTTTTGCTCAAGCGATTGAAGGTGATAAAGATGCGAGGAATTGGATTGCTGACCGAGTCGATGGGAAAGCCGTACAAGCGATAGAGGCTGATTTACAGGTTACCACTCACGAAGCGGCATTGAATGACCTTAAGTGATGAAGAAAGGGAAATCAGGCAGAGGCTTAAGGATGATTTTGAACACTACGCCTCCAAGTGTCTGAAGATTAGAACCAAGTCGGGCAAGGTTGAGCCTTTTAACCTGAACAAAGCCCAACAGTACATTCACCGAAAGATTGAAGAGCAGCTAAAGACCAAGGGATACGTCAGGGCGATTATTCTCAAGGGACGGCAACAGGGTTGTTCTACCTACGTAGAGGGCCGTTTTTACTGGAAAACAACGCACTCCAGAGGAAAGAGGGCTTTCATCCTGACCCATGAGGAGGAGGCCACCAACAACCTTTTTGACCTTGCCAAAAGATACCACGACAACTGTCCTGCTTTGGTGAAGCCAAGTACAGGGGCATCATCTGCTAAAGAATTGTACTTTGACAAACTCGATTCAGGTTACAAGGTAGGAACAGCGGGAAATAAAGGGGTTGGAAGGTCTAGTACTATTCAATTATTTCATGGCTCAGAGGTTGCCTTGTGGCCAAATGCTCAGCTACACGCAGCGGGAATACTTCAAGCTATCCCATTAGAGCTAGATACTGAGGCTATTTTAGAGTCCACAGCCTACGGATTGGGGAACTTCTATCACGACCAATGGCAAAAGGCTGAGGCTGGAGAATCTGACTTTATCACTATTTTCGTCCCTTGGTATTGGCAAGACGAATACAAGAAGAGCGCGGTGGGGGTGGAGTTTGATTCCGAAGAGAGAGACTATCAGCAGGCTTATGGATTGACTGATGAGCAGTTAGCATGGAGAAAGGCCAAGATAGTGGAGCTTAATGACCCGACCCTATTCAAACAAGAATACCCTGCAACAGCAGCAGAGGCATTCCAAGTATCAGGACTAGACCCGTTAATCAAACCTGAGCTAGTTATACACGCTAGAAAACACAAAGCCGAGGCGAATGGGCCTAGACATTTAGGGGTTGACCCTGCGAGATTTGGAGATGATAGGACTAGTCTCACATTGAGACAAGGTAGAAAAGTCCATTGGTTAAAGTCCTATGCCAAAAAGGACACCATGCAAGTCGCGGGTCTGGTATGGACAGAGATTCAGACTTTAGGGCTCAAGTCCAGTGAAGGCGATAGAGTCTTTATCGACGTTGGGGGACTAGGTGCCGGGGTGGTGGATAGGTTAAAAGAGCTCTGCTCTGACAGGGCCTTGATTGTAGAGGTCAACTTTGGCGGGTCTCCCTTGAATGAAAAGAAATACACGAACAAACGCGCCGAGATGTGGGGCGAAGCTAGAGAATGGTTTGAATCCAAAACAGTAGAGGTGCCCGATAGTGACGAATTACATACCGACCTTACCCAAATACGCTATAAGTATGACTCTAGCGGCTGTTTGGTTATGGAAAGCAAAAAGGACATGAAGGAAAGAGGGTTAAGGTCGCCCGATTGCGGGGATTCTCTAGGTCTGACATTCTCTCAACCCCCTATTGTCAAGAAGGCTCCCC